AGTCACTTCGGTATATTTCAAAATCGTCACCATTAGCTACTGGTATTCCAGTTTCTAAATCAATTTTACTTGCATCATTTCCAGTTATCCAACTAATTAATCCCGCACTATCTCCAGAAGTAATCTTAATATAAAATCCCACATATTGATTTGTGGTCATTGTCAAGTCAACTGAAACACCTAAAAAAGGCGATGAATTACCAGCAGTAAATTGCCCACTAACAACTAAAGTATTTTTCTTTATATAAACTTCTGTACTTAATTTCATTATATGATATTATTAATTAGTTTATTTGCAAATTCAAACTCCAAAGTATAGTTAATAGTTTTATCATTAAGAGATGTTTTCTTTTGCATACTCGTAGTCTTAATTGTAACAGGTGTTCCAGGGTTTAATAATATAGTGTCACTTAACATCATTTGCTCAATCAATTCATAATAGTCCTCTGTTACCCACCCTGTATTGACTTTAATACTTTGGTTTCCGTTTATATTAAATGGCTTTGTCTGTCCTCTACGATAATCATAATCAACTTCTTTTTGCATTAAAGCATAATCACTATTTTTTACATCAATAGAATTGTAACTTGCTTTAAAAAATGGAAATTGATTCCAACCTCCTAGCTTATTTACGAACCACATAATTTGAATAGGATATTTTGGCTCACATATTTCTTCAGTTTCTATTTTATAAATTTTTCCGTATTTTTCACTATATATTTCAACCCTTACACTTTCTTTATATATTAAAGGAATTGCATAATTAAAAAAATCATCAACTCCAGAATAAAACATTTCATCTTTTAAAACAGCTTCATTTTTATCTGTCCATATAGCATTATATTGGTCTGATGTGTCTTTACATATAAAATTATAATAAGGTATAGCAGTACCCCAATATACTTTTATTAATTGGTTTGCTAATAATAAATATTCTCTATTTGCAGCTACAAAATTCATTCCTTGTTCTACTGTTGAATAGCCATTTACCGCACAAAAAGATACTGTATCTAACAAAGTAAATTCAGTTTCATTTGTTTCATAATAAGTTTTATATTCTCCTATGCACCATTCCTTATTATCGGCTTGAATTATTGTACTTGACGTATATTTCAATTTAAACTTATCTATATATTCTAGAATAAATGGTGATATATTGTAATTAGTTTCTATTTGAGTTACTGATGCAATTCCCTCACTCATTATGTAAGTTGGATTTGTAGGTCTTGTACCTCCCTTATTCCAAAGTCTTAATTCAACCTTTGTTCTTATTTGACTATCTTGGTCAATTATAACTTGATAAGGACTTCTTGCTAATATTACATTCATTTTATTTATTTGTTATTGTGTAATCTATTAATGTTTCTATATCGTCTCCAAATGCTTTTATTAAATCTGTATCTATGTATTTCTTATATCCATCTTCAAATGGTTTTGTAAAAAATAAAGAAGGTTTAATTCCCCTTGCCCATACATTTTTTGCTATAATATAACCTATTGATTTATAATTGCCTTTTACAAATTTACCTTTTGCATCACGTAATCTTATGTTTCTAAACTTTGCCCATTGTTCAAATGGTGCTGATGGTATTCTTCTTTTAAATTTAAATCTACTATTTGGTGCTTGTTGCCCTTTTATCTTTGCGTTAGGTGATACCTGTGATGGGTCTGCACCTTTAACACCTTCATCTTGATAAAAGCCATAATCAGGCATACTAAACCCTAATAAGAAATAATCTTTTTCAAATAGTATTTCACCTTTAATATTATTATAAAGTTGTTTAGAAACGTTCTTATTCCCTTTAGATAAATTACTTCTGGCTTGTTGAATAACATATTTTTTATATGCTTCTAAAACTTCTTTAGTAGATGTTAAATTATTAGCATTCATCTTCGCAACTTGTCATTTCATTAGCAACCATAACATCAAATGTAACTGTCCAACCAGCTATTTTATTTTCAAATCTATCTACAAATGGCTCACAATTAGGTGTGCCTTGTAACTGATATAAATCATCAAATAAACTTCCTCTACGTAATACTTCTAACAATCTATTAATAACCATTAGTTGTGTATGCAGTACATCTTGTTCATTATCATTTGTTAAAAATTGGTCTGTTTGTTCAGTCTTACTAAAGTCAACAACATCCATACATAGAACTGATATATTAAACAACCAAGTGTTGCCATTGTATGTAGCATTGTTTACTATAATATGCGATAAAGGGAATATAGTTTGTTTGTTTAAATCAATTTCAAATATATCACCAGATGAAACTGTATTAACAAATATATCTTTATATAGTTGGTCTTTTATTGCTGTTGTTATTTGGTAAAATCCTTTCATTATTTACTTCTTATTAATTCAGTTTCTATTTCGTTCTTTTCTTTTTCAAATGTTAAAAATGTTAATGCAACTGAAAGTTTAAGTCTGGAAATATCTTCAAATCTTCTAACGTCTCCCTGAGCAATAGCATAGAATGATGAATACCAACCCCATTTACTTCCAAATTGTGATTGTTTACTATACTCTGAAACTCCTTGTTGTTCTCCAAATAGTGTATCGTAGACTTCAGTAATTCGTTGCCTAAAGTGTAAAAAAAAACCACAGCACCTAATGCAACATCAAGTGGCATATATTTCATAGCATCACAATATGTATAACTTCCGTTGTATTCTTCTATTTGATATTTATCTTTTAGCTTCTTTGTTATTGGTCTGTATAATACTGCCATTGCATTATGCATCATATCCCAATCACTAATGTATTTATCTAAATCAGTATATTCACCAAGTGTTATTTCATCAAGGTTAGTTATAAAACCAAATTCAGTATTACCTAATTTAAATGTTTTTTTCAAATCATATTTTTGATTGAATAGATTTGATAGGTTACTTGTTATTTCATTAACATCTTTAAAACTTATTTTAGCAGCATTCTTTAAATCTATACCACAAAATATTTCTACCATTTTATGCTGAAGAAACTCACCATCAGGATTATCTTTTGCAATAGATAAAAACTTTTGATATTGTTCTAATGTTATTTCTGATAAACTTGTTGGTATTGTAATCTGTAACTTCATTGTTTTTTATTTAAAAATAAAATAAAGTGCAAATTGTATTAAACAAAAAAAAGACCTACATTTCTGTAAGTCTTAATTCAACCATTATTAACCAAAATTTAAACCAATTCTTCTACACTTTCTATTTTTCTATAAACTAAATTCATATCATAAAATTTCTTCATAGCATCTATTTCATTATAAGCATAGACTTCTATTTCTATATCTGTGCTTTCATCATTACGTTGTGTCCAATAAGTTATTCTATACTTTGTCATATATGTTTTCATTTGTTTGTTATTTGATACAAATATAATTATTTTGTTTTAAATAAAATACATTTTAACATTTCTTTAACATAGTAACTTATAAGTTACGTTTCAAAGTTTTCATCATATATCATTCCAATATGCAAATCAATTAAAGCTAAAGACTTTCTTCTTATTTCTTTAATCTTAAATGCATCTTCTTTACTTATCATTCCTGTATCAAATCCTTCAACTGAACTTAATGCTTGATTGCACATAGATATAATTTCATATCTTGTATCACATTGTTCAAACTCCATATTTTCAAAAATCAAATCATCTTCTTCTTCTTTCATTAGTCTAAATATTGTGCTGCTACACTATACATTTGTTTCATCTTTTTTATTTCACCTACGTTTCTTGGTAAGTTAATTTGAACTTCTTTATTAGTCATATGATGTATATAACATTGAATAGCTGCTATTATTTGTCCGTAAGTCATTAGTATATAAAGTAATTACCTTTGTGTGGATTTTCTAATTGACTTGTCATAGCATATCGCATAGCATCTATTGCGTGATTATATGCATCTATTGGTCTATTCATTTTAATTCCTGTTTTATCAGTTTGCCAAATGTAATTACGTAATTCATTTATTAAGTTCTTGCTTCTTGATGTAACATAAACTTTGTTTTGATTAATTAAATTAAGACCAAATAAGATACTATCTTTTCCTTTTGTAACTGGTAATACATTATGACCATAACTATTCAATTCAGCTATTGATTTTGGTTCAGCACTATCAGCGTAAACAATTTCGTTTACATTATTTGCTTTTAATAGATTTGATATTTCACTATTTAATAATCCCTTCTTATAAATTACTTCATCAAATATATATGCATCATTATATTTATACATAGTTACTAAACTTGTTGGGTCATTACTATAACCAAAGTCCATTCCGTAACATAATACCCTTGCATCTTGTGGTAAATCTATTTCTTGCCAATCTGGAATACATACACCTTCTAAAGAACCTGTTTGACCTAAACCATAAACTTGCCACCAGTTTGACCAATATGTAGATGTTAATGCTTTTACTTTAGCTGCTTCTATTTCTTGTACTATTGTTTCTGATAATGCTTCATTGTCTAAATAAGTTAATGTAATAAAATCTACATCTGATTGTGTTAGTATTTCTTTGTCAACCCAAAATGCTGAAGTAGGATTATAATCTAACCATATATCACCTGAAGTTCTAATTGCTAATTGATAATAACTTTCAAAATCTATATTGTTGCACTCATTAACATAAAGTATATTTCTTCTTGCGCCTCTTAATTTATCTGGCTGGTCTAC